GCCGTTCCTCCGCCGATAGACAGACCCGCTTTTCGGTACGCCGTTGTCAGAAACGAGGAGCAGTCATAATCCGGTCCCCATCGATTCCCTTGGTCATATCCGTGCGAGCTGTCATTTGCTGTATCAATGGCCCATTGTACCGCTTCCTCCACAATATTTTTCAGGATGCCATCAATTCTTGTATCCCATTCCCGCGCATAGCGAAGCCGGTTCTCCATCATTGGAGTCCCGGCTCTTTCATAGTTTGCCTCCCACGCATAGGTAAGCCATTCGATATCCCTTGATGATTTTATGAAATCATTAAAGGAAATATTGTAAGCGCTTGTCGCATAGTACTGGATCCCTGTTCTTCTTTCATAATCAGTAACCGCAAGCTGGCAGTCGATGGTCAAATAATCCGTCCTCCCGATCGCCCGCGCTCTAGTCTGTAGATTCGTTCCCGGTGTCCACTGATTCAAGCCTACGCCAGAATTCCAGTTTCCTTGTCCGCTCTGAAAGGAGGCCGGATTGAGGTTGGACTCCTGCTGGGCATTTGCCAGGTACGAAACAATCGGATTTCTAGCCCATCCGTATTGTTTATTTAGCTTTTTTGCTATCTCTGTTCCATTCTCAATGTATCCCATCAGACAGTTCCCCCTTCTGCAGTCTTCCCTCCTACAAAGATTCCATCTACGAAGTCCATATAGGAGCCATCAGAGAACTCCGCCCTCCCAGTTTTTGTTGTCTTCTCATCAACTCCAACAGTACCAATATGAATATTGTCTGTC